TGTTGCTATACCAACAACACTTGTTATTCCACCATTCGCATCTTTAAATGCTTTTACCTTCGCTCCTTCTAATGGAGCATATCCAAGTCCTGGTGTTGAACCCAATGATACGATAAGTCCACCTCTTGGAACTTGATTCTGGTTTATATCAAATTCTGAGATAATAAAATCACCATTTGTAGATGTTATACCTGTAAATATGACTGTTGATATACCAGCTGTTGTATCTGATTGAAACTCATAGTTATTTCCAGTATTGTTAACTGTTAATGGAGTTTGGAATACACCATTAATGAATAGAACTCCGTTACCTAATCCGATACCTGATGAAGTATTTGCACCACCAACAGTCAAGGAATATGTTTTTCCTATTCCAGTAAAGTTATCAGATATATCATCAAATAACATATTTGTCGTATAATCAGATCTAAGGAATGTTCTTCCACTAAAGTTTGCTCTGACGAATGGTAAATTAGTCTCATCTCTTCTTGAACGATTATTTCCTTTTGGTGGATCTGCAAAGAATACTGTGCTATCAATTATGTTAAAGGAACCTCTATGAATTCTAGCAACATCATTTGCAGAATGTGTAGTTGCTGCAATTCCTAATTGTGCTCTCTCAACTTTAACAACAGGTAAAGTTGCGATACCAGCTGATACATCAGCAGAATCATTAATAGTACCAGTTGGAGTGCTTGAGAATCCAACTTCAGTTACTTTCATGTATTCTCCATTCAACTTAAGAAAATCAGTTGGTTGGATAGAGCTAATACCACTTAATACAAATTGTGATAAACCAATACCTATATTATTGTTATATGTAAATCCATCAAATACTCCGAAATTATGAGTAATAGAAGTAAATGTAATTGGTTGCTGTACAACACCATCTAAACCAATAATTGTTTTAGTTAATGGTTTCCTCATTGTAAGTTTATGAGCATTACCTCCACCAACACCTGTGAATGTAACTGCAGCACCTGTTGCAACATATTCAGGTCTTGTATATAACTCAAATCTATTTTCATCAAGAACTTTTGCGTAGACAGTACTTGGTAATATTGTAGTTACTACACCTGCCACATTCGCAGTAGCACCAATTGATACAGCAGTTGCTGCAACACCTATGAATGTTGATTCTGGTGTGTAAGTTAATTCTTCATTTGTATTAAAGAAATGACTTGGTATTGTCAGAGTTCTAGTAGAGGTACTAATTGTTCCAGTATTTGATGGATTGAATGTCTTAGAATATATTGGAACCCCATCATGTTGTATTACAAAATCTTTTTTATTTGCTCTTAGACCAGCAGCACCATCATAAGTTGATAAGAATACTCTTTGATCCACTGTACCATAAGTTAAGTCTGGTGGTGTATTTGCAAAATCACTAGCAGTATATAATATTTGATTGTATGATTGAACTTCAATTAATGAATCAAATTCAGAGTCTGGATAGAATCTTAAATTAATATCATTACCACTAATTTCACCTCCAAATGTGCCAATACCAGTGGTTGAACCAGCAGATACGAATGGATATTGAACTGTTAATATATCATCCTCATCTCTAAGTGATATAACTTGATGAACAGCTGAAGTATCACCACAAGAAACTCTTACAAGTGACTTAACAGATGTGTCAATCAACTTATTAATTGTTGCATAAGTTATTGGATTTGTAGTTCCAGTTGAATAACCTGATTGTAGTCTTGCACTTCTTTCAGAACCTGCTGGTTGTCCCGAAACTGAAAATCTATATGTTCCAATACCAGTGGTTGTAGAACCTAAACCTACAATATTTGCTCTGATGTCAAGGATATTAACCCTATCATTTTCACATTTTAACTTAACTAAATTATTTTCAACTGTTGCTGTTATAATACCGATAGCACTATTACTCAATCCTGATTTTGTATCGACATAAGTTTCAGCAATAGTTGTGTCTGTACCGTCAAAATCTACGACAACTTCATTGTAATTGATTTGTTTTGTTACTCGATCCTGAACAAATATTGAAGCATGTAACGCATTAAAATCATAAGTTGGTGTTTCTAGAATTGTTGTAGTTGTAAATCCAATAGTGGTTGAACCAACACCTGTGTTAACACCCACTAAGTCTACATGTCCGATGCTATTTGTACCAATCCCTGTTAAATCAGTATTAAAATCTATTTTTAATAATTTAATATCATGGTCTCTTGTAAATTTCTCTGTTGGTTCAAATAATAGATTTTTTGTTCCAGATGTTAAAATTTCAGTTTCAAAATCACCTAATTTAATTGTTGTGAAGTCTGTAGTTTTTTCAAGTAAGAATGCATCACTCTCTGTTGTAATTGTAACTACTTCTGAGAATTGTGAATCATCAGTATCAGGATCAACAATTTGAATTAAATATTGTGCAAAATCTTCAACTAATGGTTCAATGACAGTGTTTGTGCTTTCAAATCCATCACTTGAGAAATTAGGACTAATATCATCATGTAATAACACTCTATTTGTTTTACATCTTGTAAAGTCTGTGAGAGTTCTATTTTTCAGAGTTAAGAACTTAGAACCATTAACTCTTGTGTCAAAATCTCTTGCAAAATCAAAATTATTAATTGCATCTACCCTTTGTTTATCATTAAGTTCAAGAACATTACCTACATCTAACACAACAGTCTGGTTTGATTCTCTAACTTCACCAACTCCAACTTTCAAACTTGATGTTACAGTTGTATCTGCAAAATTCTTAAGACCTGATGGATGAACCAATCTATTTACAGGGTTTACAAATTTTTCCCATTCAATTGAACTCTTAACAGTATATGATAAATTTTGATAGTAATCATTGTCAGGTATGACTTGATAATCCTCATTTAATTTACCAATGTCATCTAACCAACCATACTCTTGTCTATTTGAAAAATCAGTTGTAAATTTAGCTTGATTATCAACAATACTTGTTATCTCCGCAGAAACATTACTTAATTCACCTTTTATTCTATCACCAACTTTTATTTTATATTTTCCGTCAATCTTAATATAATCATTTCTCACCTCAATAACTTTAAGGTCAGTAATTATATTTCCAATAATTAAAGTTTCTTTTAACTCAAATACACCTCTAGTCTGTACTGGTTCGATTACTGGATATTTTTTCTTATTAACTAGAGTTGCATAACCAGACTGGAATGTTTTAGCGATACCAGGATTTGTTGTTACACCAGCTAAACTAAACACTGCAATACATTGTGTGCCAGCAGTGTAATCAATAACATCAAAGAATGAGTAATTATAATTTTCTGAATTATAACCAGTTCCATCTACAGTCGTGTTAGTTGATATACCACCCTGTGTAGCACCTATTCCTGCCTCTCCAACTCTTTGTATACCCTCAACAAATATTTCATCCCCAACAGCAAAAGGTTGCTCATCAAATCCATTTATTGGTGTTTCTAGGAAGCATGTTACAACTCCTGCAACGCTTGTTTGAACAGAGTTTATACCAACACCATTAGAATTATTGATTGAAACTATCTTATGTACTACAGAATCTAAACCTGTAACAGGGGAAAGGACATCAACTTTTGATATTGTTTGATTAGGAGAAAATGCTTGTATTGAAACATCATCAACAACCGTATTTGTTGCAGGATTAAATACGATAAGATTAGGGGTGCTCATGTAATCAGCACCACCACTTACAATATTAACTGATGCGATAACATCAAGATTATCAATGTTTACAACTGGAGATATAAATGCTTGTGGTCCTAGTGTTTTGTCAGAGGAATATTCGTATCCAATGTCAACGATTCTAACCTTTTTAATTCTACCAATAGTTTTTGATGTTGCAATTATATTAGCATCAGTTCCACTTGCGCTGCTTACTTTTTCAAATTGAGGTAATTTCTTGTAATTAAATCCTGGTGATAATATCCTAAAGTTTTTGATTGGACCGTGAACTGATGTAGATTTTGTTGAATACTCTATTTTTTCACAATCATCTTTTGTATATGATAAAAATTCAGGAACTGTAGGTGAAAAATCAAAAGTGTCATCTGTAACATTTGATATCTTGTACTCACCGTTGTATATACTATCAATGAATCTTATTTCAGAATAATTAGGAACTTCAGTATCAGCAGTACTAATATAACCACCTTTGGTCAATCCATAATATAAAGTAACTGGGGTAGATTCTGAATACTGAACAGTGAGTGCAGCACCTATAGGATCTGTATTATTTGTTCCAATACCTATTGTTCCTGCTGTACCGACATTAAATGAACTACTGTCCTGTGAACTTAGATATTCGTTTGTAAGGTTTTTATCGTAGAATATCTTAAAATCAAAGTTTGCTAAAGTTGTACTAGACAATCCAAACGTTAATTTAGAATTTTTAACAACGTCAATTCTAGGATTAATAGGAGCAATAGATTGAGTACCACCAGTATTCGCTGTTATAGGAGCGATTCTTATAGGATTGACATTCAAATCTTCTATTGTTTCACAAAGTTGGAATCTTCTACTACTTACTCTGTTAACAAAATAAGTTCCCGTGCTTAAACCAGTTGCAAAACCCTCATAAAAAACTTTATCTCCTGTCTTAAATCCATGCTCAAGAATGTCTATCTGGTCAGTCTCAACATTACTAGCGGTGAATGTTATAGGATTTATAATTAACTTATCAAATTCAGAATTATAATTTAAATTAATGGATGTTGTTGTTCCTATTCCAACTGCTAAGTTTGGAACAACGTTTATTTTTACAACATCACCCTCTACTAAATTATGAGTTGTAGTATTTGCTGCTGAAACATTTGTAGATACAGTTGTAGTAATTTTGTCAATATCACCTCTTACCTGTTCTTTCTGAGATTCAAAGAAGTATAATGAAGAATTAATACCAGAATTTGAACCATTTGTATAGAAGAATAATCCTTCGCTTGTGCTTCCAATTCCAACTTTTGAAGTAACTAAACCTATGTTATCAGGACCTTTATTGATTACAAACACTTCAGTTGAATTTGTACCTAAAAATGGTAATTTAAATTCTTGAACTAAATTTGTTGTACCAACGTCAAATCTATTTGCACCATTTCGTTTATTAATAGTTAATTTTTGTCCATTTTTAAATGGATGATTTGGTATTCTTATCGTCCTTGTGGGTATTGAAACCTCAGTTACTTTATCACCAATAAATGTATCAACTTTAATAGCACCACCTATTGTTGTTCCGATACCAACGGACTGACGACCATTAAAATAAATTAGGTCATTTACTTCTGAATTGAATTTAATTGTTTCGACAGGTATTGATATTTGAGTATTCAATATGTCAACGTTTGATCCTAAAGTATGTGCTATACCTGTATGCCTTTGAATGCGAACTACATTTTCACGAGGGAATATACCTAATACCTTTAGTTCCTCTGTATCACTAGTATTACCAGATCCAACTCTAATTGACCCTCCAACAGATAGTGAATTGGGTATTTCAGTTAAAATAACATCTTGAATAAGTCCAGCAACACTTCCAACAGTCATACTTGATGCTAAACTCACTCTATGTGTAGAAACACCTACATTGAATGAGTCAGTTAAATTTTTAACGTTTGTGCTTAATCCTGATATTGATACTGCGTCTTGATTATTAACTTCTATAAATGGAAAGAAATGACCAGTAACTTGATTACTTCCATTATATTCAAATACAGCATTATTAAATGATGTTATATTAGTATCAATTCTTGATATCCCAATACCAACAATTTCACTTACTTGTGCTTTGAATCCAGAACCGTTAGTTTCTTCATCATTAAATTCAGTTAAATCACCTATCTTATAATCTTGTCCACCGTTTAATATTGTAATAGCATCTACATCACCTTTGGTTACTGATTCAATGACTGATAATTGTCTTATTTTTTCATATGATTCAATTACAAAGTCATTTCCAGCAAAAGGTTCATCAACAGTATATGGTAAAGTATTTCTTCTTAACCCTGAATTATTAAAATCAAAATCTTGATCAAGTAATTGATTTTCCTTTATAAAAGGTGATCTATAAGTATTACCTATGAAATATGGATAATTACCCTCTAATTTGTTTGTGTTTGTACCTAACCCAACTGTAGCAAAATATGCATAGATTCCGTTTGGAAACTCTGGTGTTTTACCAAATCTACCATTATGAATATCTAGATCTCCAGATTCATCAAACACATGATCCTCTACAAAAAATCCTGGTGTATATCCAGTAGGTCTATTAACAACTTGTGTTGTATCTAATTTGTAAGAAGATTTAATTATTTTTAAATCAGAGTTAATATTATCAGGATCTGAATATCCAAAAGGTCCGTAGATTGGGTTTCCATCATATGCCCAACCAATTATTGGTGAGTGACCTGTTATTTGATTAAACTCATTTGTATTTGGGTTAACTGTAAATGTATTTTCAAAATTTTGTGCTGTTTGTTGTGAGTAACCTAATTGACTAAACTTTAATAATCCATCTTTTGTAGATAAGAATGAGTCACCAAATCTATTTTGATTGTTTAACGTAAGACTTCTAACTCTCGCTGTAAAACTTGAACCTTGTCCTCGTGGAAATGCTCTAACTTCGGTTGTATTAGGGCTATATCCAATACCAGGATTTGTCACAATAGCATCAATAACAAATCCTCCCTCTATAACAGGTCTTACAATAGCACCAGAACCAGTGCTTGATATAACTCTAATTTCAGGACTTGAATTATATTCTCTTCCTCTGTTTACAACAGCAACGTCAGAAATTTTACCATCAACAACAATTGGTTTAAATTCAGCAAATCTACCATTTTCTATAGAGACTTTAGGAATAACTTGCTTATCTAAGGTTGTTGAACCATAATTAGTTCCTTCTTCATACAGGTATGCACCAAGAATCTCACCAGTTACAACAGGTGTTATAGTTATATCACCAGTAACAGTTGAACCATAAGAAACATCAACATTTACCTTAATTTGCGGATAATTAAATATTTGGAATCCTGAACCAGAAGTATCAAAGTTTACATACTTACCTCTATTGAAGTCAACGGTTGATGTTGCACCAATACCAGCATCTGCTAATTGGAAAGTATCATTAGTTAGTTTCTTAATATAATAGGATGATGTAGTTGTTAAACCTTGTACAGGGGTAGTCTCAGCAGAGTATTCTACTATTTCACCAGTTTGAAAACCATGATTTTTAAAGGTTATCACATTAGATGAAGTAGATATACCAGCAGGTTTAACTCTTAGTTTACGATGAGTGTATCCAGAACCCTCTTCTAATACCTTAACAGCAACTAATGTATTTTTACTTTCAGTTTTAAACTTATGAATACCACTCGCAGCAGTGTCTGTTGACAATCCGACTGTGTTGATACCAGCAGTTCCAAATATTGCATCTACTCTTGTGTTAAATATCCTAACTGTAGATGGATTTATAATTCTTACATAGTATGGTGCACCATCTGATAGTGTACCAGTAATTTTATTTTCAAGATCAAATGCAGTTCCAATACCTATTGGTTGATTATTATTAGCACTATAGTAAACTAATTGTCCATCAACTAGATTATGATTTGCCGAAAATGTAATTGTTTCATTTTCAATATCAACACCACCATTAAAAAATACATCTCTACTATCAAATAGTAATTCTCTATTTCTTTCACCTAGTATTGGTTGTAATACACATCCACTTCCGTTACCACCAGTTAGTGAAATACTTTGTATAGAATCAATATCAAACTCTTGAGGGTCTACAAAGACCTGTTTTACAGTACCTTGTACAATTGGTTCTGCTGCTGCTCCAACTCCAGAACTTGTTTCAATACCAATAATAGGTGGATTTAATACATCATAACCTGATCCAGAATTTAAAAGGTCAACAGACTCTAAAGATCCAAAGTAAATTTGATTATCTGAAATAGGTGATCTAATCTGAACACCATTTATCAATATACCAATGTCAGTTGTTGGTATCTCTTGAGCAGATGGGACAAATAAGTTTTGAGATAATGGGAATTTTCTTAAAATCTTATCTGCCTCTAAAGTTCTACTTGCATGTCTCTTTAGTACAAATTTGTGAACATCACTAGTTGATGTGGTTGGACCTACTTGAACTGTGCTTGCAGTACCTATTTGTGCTGTTGAATTGAATAATCTAATTTGAGATATATTTTGATTAGCACCTGGTAGTACAGGATCGACATAATATGTTCTTCCAGTATCTAAACCAATTAAACCATCACCATCAGTTTGGTAAATGATAGCATCACCTTGTATAAATTTAATATCTTCACCTGGTGGTGGAGTAAATTTGATAAAACTATATTTTTGATTTAGTGGATTAAATCCATCTAGATTAGATTGTGTACCACCTGTTATTGTTTCTTCAATTATATTTTGTGTTATATCATAACTTGGTAGAGAGTTAGATGCAACATATCCATCTTGGTTTCCATCTACATAAACATTTAAGGTATCTGCAATAATAGTATTGTTACCTTGGGCAAGTGTAACACCTGTGCTGTTTACTTTTTCAATTATTCTTCTAATATCATAATGTTGTCCTGCTTGTGGTGTAAATCCAGCGATATTAGTTGCATTTATTTGATTTAATCCTACGTCAATACTAGCAATCTGACCACTTCCAACTATGACTTGTTCATTTCTTTCTAATATTTCAAATCTATCACCAACTTTTAGATAAGCTTTATCAATAAATGTATTTAATTTAAAGGTAGAACCACTTATTTCTACTTGAAATCTTGAAGCAGTATTATAAATCCATGAGTTTGCAAATATCTGTTTGTAATTATCCTTATCATTTTCTATTTTTTCACCTATATTTTTTACAAAAAGGTTTTCTTGCTCATTAATCAAACTTATATCAGTGATTGGAACTAACTCTGATAACACACCAGTGATTCTTAAATCAACTCTCTTCGATAAATCACCATTTTCATATCCAAATATAGTTTCATCTGAGCGTAAATCTGTTGCAGTATTGATACCAACACCAACACCTGAACATCCAAAGAATTGATTTATTGATTTTGAAGTGTATTGAATCTCTGAATTAGCACCAGCGATTATAGTTCCTGTAGTTCCAAACCCCACAGTCGAATCTACGTCTATAATTGTTGCACCAGCAGTTACTCCACCTATTACTTTTGTTTTACCTGGTACTGTAAATACACCCTCAATTAAGTCTCTATCACTAAATCCAACAAATAATGCAATTTTATAATAATTTTTTCCTTCTCTTTTTATAATTTCAACTTCAGAAACTGATGCATTCGTGTTTATATCAGTTGATTTAAATATTGTTTGCCCAGTTAAGTTTTGTGGTTCTCCAGTTGGAGTAATTAAATCAGCAACAACAACCTCACGACGTATAAATTCAGCACCAGATGGTTTAATTAAGTTACCCTCTAAATCAATTATCTTTGAATCTACACCATATAATACCTTAAATAAAATTCTTATTGATTCTTCAACACCTTTTGACTGATAAAATGATCGAGCAAACTTAACAAAATTACCAACATCTAAAGTTGTCGCAAAATCGTTATTTTCTAAACCAGGTAGAAATGTTTTCTTTAATTTTTTGAAAAACTCTTGTAAAAATAATACAGATAAATTTTGTACTGAGGAACCCGAAACATGTGATGCAGCAGTGGTCTCACTAAATTGTAAACTCTCACGGTTAATCTCAAGTAATGAAGAAGATACACCAACATTATATCCTGTTATACCACTAAATCCTCTTACACAACCTGTAAATGTAGTTGATGTAATACCTGTATAGGTTATAATTTCGTCATCTATCTTTAGTAAACCATATTCAGATGGAAAACCTTTTGTGCTTGGAACAGTAATTACAGTATCACTTGTTGATATCTCAGAAGATGTTGTCGTAACACCTACGACAACTTCGGGAACTAAGTTATCTGATTTAATATATTGATCTAAATTATTGATTATATCACTCGAACCACCTTGAAACTCTTGTGAGTGATAGTATTGTTTTAAAAACTCAGCAGCTTTAGGAAAATCAGTTACCAAAAACTCAGGCAACTGATTCTCAATAATAGTATTGACTTGTATTCTTCTGTCAATTTGTGACATAAATTATTTCCTCTCTAAATCTCCATTAGAGTAACTAGAGGTATAGTAATCTCTCGTAAATACGACACCAGAAACATCTTCTCCTGAAGCAATTACATCCTTAACAGTATTTATTGAACTACTTGAAACATCAAAACTGAGGTATAAATCCTTCAATCCAATTATATCATTTGATTCAGGGAATGCCTGTACTTCAATAATATTATTTTGACTTACTGTAGACGTAATATTGATCGTATTTAATATGACCTCACCCTTCTTATAATCAACTACACCTGCATCTTTAACAATAACTCTCTGCTCATTCTTGTTATTCTTAGAAACAACAGATAGAGTGCCCATGTTACTGCCATCTAAATTTCCTGATAAATTTTTATTAGGAACGTCAGTAATATAAGCAGTATCAGTGAATCCTTCAATTGTAAATCCTGTGCTCTTTATATTATATCCTGATGGATTGATATTAAATCTATTACCAAAACAAAGTTCATATTGGGCAAATTGATTTAATAGTGCTTTTAAATCTCTTCTGATAATAACTTTAGTGATGTTTGAAGTAATACCGTTGTCTACACGATCAATCAATGTGCTAACTTTACTGTATTTAAATCTACCACCAAACTTGTTAATCTCTACATTATTTGCATATGAGTTGAGAGCATTAATAATTGAACTTCTTAAAGTTAAATCTGATGCTACCTGTGATGGATTATAATATATTGTTGAGTCAATCTCCACATATAGTATTTTCAAGTCAACTATTTCTGAGTTTATACCAGCAATAGCGTAATTTTTCAATTTGTTTTTGATTTGTGATTTATCAAAGTCAGAAACAAAAGTACCGTTTTTTGGTTTAATACTAATTTGAACTTTACCAAACTGTGGTGGGTCTAACTCTTCTCCCCCAATCACAGCGACTGATTCAGTGCGAGGGAATATATTTTGAATTATTGCTTCATAATCCCTTGGTGTAACTGCTCTATATTGTGCTGAGTAAAGCCTTGGAGCAAAGTACTTAATAGAAGACAAATCTTCTACTTCTGCACCATTAGAAGCGTTTTGTATGGTAGTTACGTTGATTGTATCAGATGGTGTAAATAATGTGCCATCACTCTTTGTGAATGAACCTTGGAAACTGAAATTAGATGCTCCATTACCAGTCTCACCTTCAGTTACAATGAATCGAGCAGTAATTACAGATTTATCTTCTAACTTTCTTCCAAAATATCCATCACCGAACAATATTTCATATTTCTCATCTTGAACTTCCTGTGCAAGGAAGATTTCAGAGTTTTTATCAATATTAAGTATATTATCAATCATACGATAATTACGTCCAAGTGTTGTATCTGCAGGACCTGAGACAAAAACTCTTAAAGTAGAACTATCAATATTAGGACTATCAATTATATACCTCTGTTTTGTAGAATTATCAACACGATATACTCTTTGAAGGAATGTTCCTTCATGAACTGTGATAGGTTCATCAAATTGTGCAAATGATGTTCCACCAATATCTTTTACTCTTGTTGAAGTTACATTATCTGGAATTGAAAAACGATATGTTGTATTCTCTGAATTACCTACACAAACAAGTCCAGCACGTAATCTAAGGAACTTTGTAGTGCTATCATTTGTAGTTCCGACATTTATATCACCAAGTCGGATAGTTGCTGTTGCAGCGGTTTTTGAACGGGGTACATAACCAATATTTCGAGCAAGTGATACAACATTTTCACGAACCGTTGCAGAGTCTAAAAAGGATTCGTTTACAGCTAAGTTTGCATTAAATGCATTAATATAGGTATTATAAGCAAGTGTGTCGATTAAAACTGAAAAGTTAGACCCTTCAAAGTCAAAATCTGAAAAATTTGAGTTTGAACGTAAAAAATCTTTAATTTGTACTTTGATTTGGTCAAAGTCTAAACTTGTGAACTGTGTAAAGGGCATATTATCTCGTTGGTTCTAATATGAATGTGAATGATTGTTGTGGTGCAACCGTTAATCCATCGATATCAAAAAGCACTTTGACCTCAAAAGTATTATTATCTGGTATTGCTCTTACTTCAACACCAACATTAGAGACTCTTGGTTCAAATTGTCTGACTGTATCACGTACTTGGTCTTCAATTATATTCACAGTAGTCCTTGAAAAGTTCTCAAAAAGAGAATCACGAATATCTGTGCCTAAATTAGGGTTAAAAAATCTCTCAGTTGGTATTGTTTCAACTAAATTCCTCACTGATCTAACGATTGCTCGCTCATTTATAAGTACAGGAAGGTCTTTCGTTATCGGATGTGGTGAAAACGAAAGACTTATATCCTTAAATGACCTTGATTTGCGTTTAATCGCCATTATTAATGCTTTTAGTTTTATTTATACCCTATCTTGCATAATCTTTCATCACATAATCATCACTATCGAAGTATTCAAGCACCCACCATGCCACTGAACGTGGATTTTTGCTTCCACAAGTGAAAATATCGAACGCAACACAGTTTTTTTCTGGCCAAGTATGACAAGAGAGGTGACTTTCACCCAAAGTTACTGTGCAAGTCACTCCATAAGGGTCAAATTGATGTGTATAAGTGTTTAAAACCTCTAAACCTTCAGTTTTAC